GGGAAGGTCTTCGCCTGCGTAGATGTGCAAGCCCAGACCGTGACACGCGATGGCCTTGACCAAACAGCGCATCATGTTCTTGTTGATGAGGACTGCGTCAGGGTTCTTGGCCGCTTGGTTGCGGTGATCCATGACGGGCAGGTGCATCTTGATGGGCTTGCCAAAAGCGGTGACGGTGCAGGACACCATCATGCTTTCGCCATATATCTCAGGCGCGTGGAATTCCCAACATGCCATCGGGTCTGCGCGCATGAGTTTCTCTACCGCCCACGGCCAGGAGAGGTAGGACAGGTTGCCCTTCTTCTCGATGTGCTTTGAGACATCAATTGCGGCCAGTGCTGCGAACTGGTTTTCCATTAGTTCTTCCTCTTGGAAACAACTGCCTTGCGGGCGGTGACATAGGAGACCCCCGTCTGGCGGGCGATCTCAGCGATGGACAGTGCGCGGCCTTCCTTGGTGCTCAACAGTTTCTTCAGGGCGGCGCGGCGCTCGGCAAGCGAGGGCTTGGCTTCTTCCGTCACGGTGATGGCTTTTTCTAGAGGGCTGATTGCATCAATGTGGATAGTCTGGGCGGGCGTAACTTCTGCAAGTTTGGCTTTCCGCTCGGCCTCTTGCTTGGCTTCCAGGCGCTGACGCTGCTCAATGACCTGACAGCGCAGTTCCTCTTGCAAGGACATAGAACGAAGGTTGATGGCTTCCATCAGGAAGGGGAGATCGGCTTCAGAAATGGTCAGGTGAACGAGGTTCATGTTGATTCCTTGAGATAGTTTTGGTACTGAGAACAAAAGGCCGAGACTTGGCAGAATGATTCGCACCGAGTCCGACCGCCTTGGCGCACCTCGATAAAGTAGCCTTTACCTGGGTTTGCCTTTTCCGCTTCCTCCTGTGTCTCATGGACACTCTTGGCGCGTTTGCCGCCTTCTTTCATAACAGCATAGGTTGTGGGCTTCTCCCACATTTCTTCAGCGGTGCATTCAGGCATTCCTTCTCCTGAATGAATCGCAAAGAATGCTTCGTTGTGCAGGCGCAGCCGCTCGGCCACATACTGCTCACGCTGTTCATACGGCCACAGCGGGATCGAGATGACCGTGACCGGTGACTTTGGGTAAGAGTCCTTGGTCTGTGCATCCCGGCGTGACCAGTCGCGGATGATGGCAACAATCTGCAAGGATTTGACTGGCTGCTTCTTCACCCGCTCAAGCAACCATGCGTAGGTGTTGAGTTGGTTGTGCCAGTCCTGCTTCTCGTTCATCACGGCCCAGGCACCCGTGACTTTGTAGTCGGAGATGATGGTGCCGTCTTCGTAGACTTCTTGCAGGTCGATAGCACCGCTGATCTTCCATCCCTCGAACTCGGTGAAGATGCGCTCCTCCACGATGTGATGGGCGTCCTTGCCGTGCTCCAGAACATTGTGGACAGCAGAGCCGAAGAGCGACCAGACCATGTCTGATGCGTCTTCCTCAAGTTCATCCCAGTGCTTGCGCTTGAGGGCTACGATCCTGGGGCTGTTGAGGATTTCCGTGGCGCTGATCTGCGCGTCACCCTTGGTGTACTGAGGGCGGCGGATCACATTGACGAAGGTGTCCGGCAGGTTGAAGTTGTTGGTGAGTTTCATTGCTTGGTCTCCTCTGTTCTTGGGCCTGTTCGTTGCCAGTCGGTCATCTCGTGATAGGTTTCGAAGACAAGCCTGCACATCTGCATGTCGTCCATATCCCTAGAGCCGCAGATGGAAACAAGAGCCAAGGCCGCAGCCTTCATACGGACAAAGTCATCGTCGGAGTTGTCTTGAGTGACATCGACAATCTTGGTTGCGATATCTGCGATCTTGAAAACTGTCTCCAGTTTTTTCTTGTCTATCATGTGTGTCCTTTCAGGTAGGAGGGAAGTGATGCTAACTGGTAGGTCTGTACCTGTCAAGCCCCTTGTGATATAACAGGTACATGGAATTTACGATGCCGTGGCCGCTGAAGGAACTGAGCCCGAATGCCCGCATTCACTGGGCGCAGTTGGCGAAGGCGAAGAAGTCCTACCGGCAGGCTTGTGCTTGGACGGCTCTGAGCCAGGGGGCTAGGCCGATAGAGGCCAAGGGCTTGCATGTGACGCTGACCTTCTATCCGCCCAGCCGCAGGGCCATTGATCTGGACAACTGTCTGGCGCGCTTCAAGGCCGGGATAGACGGGCTGGTGGATGTCCTGAAGGTGGACGACAGCAAGTGGCGGATCACGATTGAGAAGGCCGAGGAGATCGGCGGATTCGTCAAGGTTGGAATAGAGGTGCTCAGTTGAACCCCTTTGCAATTTCAGGCCCGACCTGCATCTCCTTCTCCGGTGGGCGGACCAGTGCCTACATGCTGTGGCGGGTCTTGCAGGAGAACCAAGGGCTACCTTCTGACGCTGTTGTCTGCTTTGCCAACACCGGCAAGGAGGAGGAGGCGACCCTTGAGTTCGTGGATCGGTGCAGCCGGGAGTGGGGTGTACCCATCGTTTGGCTGGAGTACCGGGCTCAAATACCACGATTTGAGGTCGTTGACTTTTCCTCTGCTTCCAGGCAGGGGGAGCCGTTTGCTGCGCTGATTGAGAACAAGAGTTACCTGCCCAACCCTGTGGCCCGGTTCTGCACTGAGGAGTTGAAGGCCAAGGCGATCAACAGATACCTTGATTCCAAGGGGATTGAGGATGCAGAGATGATGATTGGGGTCAGGGCTGATGAGCCCAGGCGTTTGCCCAAACTGCGGGCGAGGAACCTGCTGGTGCCGCTGGCAGATGCGGGCGTGACGCAGGTGGATGTGCAGGCGTTCTGGAAGAACAGTCCTTTCGACCTTGGCTTGACCTTCCGGGACGGGATCACGGCTCTGGGGAACTGTGACCTGTGTTTCCTCAAGGGGCCGAACCAGATCATGTCTTTGATCAAGGATCGTCCCGAGCGGGCTGTCTGGTGGGCGGCTCAGGAGGAGAAGATCGGGGCCACCTTCCGCAGTGACCGGCCCAGTTACGGGTCGATGCTGAAGTTCAGCCAGGATCAGGCTGACATGTTTGCCGGGATGGATGAAGGGATTCCTTGCTTCTGCGGGGATTGACCAGCCGAAGGCGGAGCAGGACAATCGGGGTACGGCAGAGATGCCGTGGTTCAAGTTGTTTCTCCTCTCCTTGAAGTTGAGTTCCCCCGCTCCGGCGGGGATTTTTTTGCCCGCTTGACAAAGAAATGGGACATGTCCCAAAATTCGGGTACTGCTTGTGTGGCAACTGGCAGAGAGAACCGCTAAGTCAGACTCCGACCCCGTAAGGGGTACTCCCTCCCACTAGAGGGATGTTGCCACCGGGGTCTGTCTTAGCGGTTTTTTCTTTGGTGCTACCTAGTCGTCGTCAGGGCGCGTTAGCAATGGGCTTGCATGGGCCGCACCCAGGAAACACCGGCTCCCGTACACCCCGGGGCATAGCCGTCCGGCCTGTCAGCGAGGGACCGGGGAAGACGGAGCGGCAAGCGGTGACGACAAACGCTCCATCGAAGGAATCGCTGCCTCAAGGGTTTGCTGGGAAGGCACAATCGCGTGCCCTCTGGGCAGGGATGAACAGCCGGGCTGTCACCCTTGGGGAACCTTTTGTCCGAACGATATTGATTCGGGTATTACCGGATTCCCGGCGGCAACGAACAATCGCCCTTCCTTACCGCACGGCCCACGGGTTCGGTTGTCGATGCAGGTTCCGATTCCTTTACTGGCTTTGAATGGGTTGGCGGCGCATCGCATGACCAGTGCGCCCGAGTACAGGCGAGGACGGTCGATGCTCGGTTGGTAATGTTTGCATCTCTTACAGAGTTCACGATCCTTGTCCCATGTGTACTGCGGGAGTTTGAACATCCTGTTGATCCTTGATCTTCTGCTCTAGTTCTTTGACTCGTTCGTAGGCGCACATGTAATGCTCTGGCCCCCAGGACCAACAGTCGTGGGTGTGGCTGCTGATGTGGTTGATGTAGTCGTTGATGTCTTTTGCCAGCCGGTCCCCGTCCTGGGTGACCCGGCCTTCGGGCGTGACGGTATCAACTCTACGCAGGAGTTCGTGGCATCTCATCAAGAGGGTGATGTGTTTCATCTTCGTTTTCCTTTTGTACGGGTACGAACTGCAACATGCAGTTCCGGCAGGCCCACAGGACGGGCTTCTTAGTTTCCATGTCGTAATACATGTCAACCTTGCGGTGTTCGCAGGGTTCTTCTCTCATACGATCTTCCTGGGGCGCAGGTAGGCAAGGCTCAGGGCGTGTACTGCCTGCCAAAGATGTTCGATGTCTTCTTCACGTATCGTTGGCCCGCCATTGACGTGTGTCTCGTTAAGAAGGCAGCAAGTGATGTGATGAAGCGCGTCAACCATGAGCACATCCGGGTCTTCGATTCGTCTGCTTGATTGTTCGCTCATGGTTCGAGTCCTTTCTCTTCCATCTTGTCGCGCAGGTAGTCGGCAACTTCGTAGCCACCTGCTTCATCTATTTCTTCTGCCAGTTGCTTGGCGACTTGCGGCCCGTGGTGTTCGAGGACGAAGTCCAGCAGCATGCTGATGGCCGTGTTGTCGGCACAGTACCGTTCGTCCATCTTGTTGGTCAGTTCCTTGATGGTCCCCTTGAGTTTGGTGACCAAGCATTCGTAGGCTTCGTGCATATATTGGTTCATGTTGGTTTCCTTTTGCTTCTCATTCTGATCAGACTCATGCAGTGCTCTGTTGTTATTGCAGACTCCTTGTCCCCGAGCATCACCATCATTCGGTAAAAATCTAAGAAATCTTTGCCCATCTCTTCCCGCTCTTGTTCTGCAACCAGGGCCGCGAACCGGGCAAATCCTTCAAGCCCTACGATCTCTGGCACGCCGTCAGCAAACCCGGCTTCCCGAGACAGTCGGATGATGTCGTCGCGGGTCATGTCTTCTCCTTTTCCCATTCGCCACGCGAGTCCCATCCGGCCTCGTGCCCTTTAGTCCATGCCATGTTCCAAGCGATGCACCACAGGTCGTAAGAACCATCAAGCGGGAACTTGCATCCTTCGACCTTCTTCATCATCGCCTTCATATCCTTGCGCTTGATGATCCGCTCCCACGCCTTGTCTCGGTCTGGGTTGTGGATGGGCACGTCATCGAACAAACCTTTACTCATTTATTGCTCCTTTCTCTGATGCGGCGGCTCGCTTCCATGAGTGCGACTCTTTGCGCTTCGTTTGCGGTCAAGTCATCACACGCCTTCGCACACGCCTTGCGTTCGCTCTCGCGCACCTGCCACTCCAACTCCGTCAGCAGGTCTTCCGTGGTGTCTCCGTGGCCCGTGGCGTAACCACGCTCCATCATCCACCGGGCTACCTTCTCACGCTCGGCAGCGGCAACAAGGGCAGCGAAGCGTTTAAGGAACACCACGTCTTTTTCCGGGGTCGCAGACAGTTCTGGAAAGGCCCCCGCTTGCCGCGCCAGTCGGATGATGGTGTCACGATCCATGTCTGTCCTTCCACCATGCTTCAACGAAGCCCCAGATGACGCCGCCGATGGCGCTGCCGATGATGATGCTGATGATGGTTCCAAACAGGAACCCCGGGGAAATTTCGCAGTTCATGCCTTCTCTCCTGCTTTTGCGATGGCTGCGCGGGCTTTCACGGCTTCAGGCCAATGCTGCCGCCCGTGTTTGCGGAACTCTTTGTCGATGTATTTCAACGCCATCAACAGTTCCGCGTTCAGCGTTTCAAGCGCAAACATCTTCTCGTTCCACCACTCTTGTCGTTTGGCGAAGGCTTCGTTGGCTTCGCGCAGCGCATCGTTCTCAGCACTCAGGCGGCGCAGTTCGGCGGCGGCTTTCCTCTCATCAATTTCGTCAGCGCCCCACCGAAACCACTTGTAATCAAGCGCATCAGCCAAGCGCAGGGCTTCTGGTTGTTTCATACCATCCCCCACAAGTAAGTGACTAACACCGCCACCGTCACGAACGGGGCGAGGAACACCACGAGCAAGGCCGCAAGGAGCCATGCTGTGGCAAGCCAGTCAGTCAGCCGCCTCATAGCAACCCAGCCCAGTGCAGGAAGTACACCAGGGCAAAAAACAGAAAGCCCAACGCGCCAAGCATGGCGGCAAGCCATCCCAGTTCGTCAAGCCCATCGTCTTCGTAGCGTTGCATCACTTCACCCTCCTCACCTTAGCCCACTCTGGCGTGCGGGCCTCCACATACACAGGCTCCCGGCCCGCGCTGGGCGGAGTCCATCCGGTGTAGCGATGCCATGTAGCCTGCACATCCGCGCCTGATCGCCACTTGAAATCAGGATGACCCACGGGAATCCAGGGCATCGTCTTCTTTGCGTCGTTGCTCATGGTTACCTCACCTAAACCACAGGTAGATGCCGTGAAGGATGCCAATCGGGAAGAGCAGGGCGCCCGCGATGAGGAAGCCCCACAGCCCCTCAGAGAAGCAAGTGAAGATGTGTGTAAGCCATGCGGCCACAGAGCCGACGATGGCGATCAGGGGGATGTAATCGTTCATGTTTTCTCCTTGAACTGTGCGCGTCGATGCTTGACGCAGGTGCAGTCTAGTGTATATTTGTATCCCCGCGCAAGAGGTTTCGTACCAAAGCGCACCAACAAAGGAGCACAGATGGATGCACGACAGGCATTCGAGGCACTGCTGATCAGCAAGGGAAAGAAGCCCACGAAGTGGGACGGCAGCAAGTACCCGAACAAGAACACACAGACCTACTGGAGATGGTTCCTGCTGGGCTGGCAACTGAGGAGCATGAGCAAGTGAACGAGATCAAGGTACTCAACATAGCGGCCATCGTTCTCGATCCGGGCCTGCAACCGCGCGTCCACATGGTGGATGGTCTTGCCGAGGCGTATGCCCGTGACATGGAGAACGGCGACGAGTTCAACCCAATCACAGTCCATTGGAACGGGGTGAACTATTTGCTGACCAGCGGCTGGCACCGGCTTGAGGCGCACAAGATATTGGGCCGAGCAAGCATCAAGGCCGAGGTGTTGCAGGGCACATTCGATGATGCCCTGTGGTTCAGCGTTGGTGCGAACAACAAGAACGGCGCGCGCTTGTCGGTGTCGGATCGGCGCAGGAACATCGAGGTCTTGTTGCGTCACCCTTTGTTGTCGAAGAAACCTTTGAGTGAGATCGCTCGTCAATGCGACGCAAGTTCGACCCTGGTCAAGAAGGTGCGCGACGAGATGGGTATCGAGCGCCCAGACACCATCAAGATGACGACGAAGACTGGTAAGGTGGTGGAGCGCAAGGCCACGACGGAAAACAAGAAGGCCAAGGAACAGCCGAAGGCGGACGAGCCCGACGAGTTTGAGATGTTGATGGAAGACGCCCAGACGGAGCGGATTCAGCAACTGGAGCAGGAGAATCGGAACCTCTCTGACCGACTCGCGGTTGCGGCGCTTGACGCCACAGACGAGGAGAAGAAACTCGCAGAGCAAACCATCTCCGAACTGCGGGAGCAGATCAGGCAATTGGAGATTCAACTGGATGCCGTGACCAAGAGCAGGGACACCTTCCAAGGTGAGAATGCACAGATGCGCAAACAAATAACGATGATGCAAAAGCAACTCAAGGACAAGTAATCGGAGTGCCAACGCCGGGTGGCCTGTGTCCCGGCAGGAGAAACCAAATGAAATCAGCAATCGAAAGAGTGTTGTCCAAGGTAATCCGCATCCCGTTCAGCGGATGCTGGGTTTTTACCGGCGCTGTGAACCAAGCCGGATATGGGATCGTCGGAACCGGCAGGCGTGGCGACCCCAACGACAGGGCGCACCGCATCACCTACCGGCATTTCGTGGGCGAGATTCCGCCAGGGATGTTCGTCTGCCATCGGTGCGATACGCCGTCCTGCTGCAACCCGCACCATCTGTTCGTCGGCACGAATCACGACAACGTGCGCGACATGATCGCCAAGGGCCGGAACAGCAAGCCACCCCGCAATCCTCATGTCGTAGGTTCCGCGCATCCCAAAGCCAGATTCACGGAAGATCAGGTAAGAACCATTCGCGCAGAGTACGCCCAAGGCAAGACCATGTACCGATTAGCAAAGGAATATGCGGTCGCGCAATCAACGATGCAACGAGTCGTTCGCGGTGAAAGGTACAAAAGTGCTTGAACTGCGTGGATACCAGAAGGAATGTCTTGAGCGATTGCGCGAAGGATTTGCAGAGGGAAAGAGAGCGCAAGTCCTTTACTCGCCCACGGGTTCCGGGAAAACTGAGATGGCAATCGCATTGCTTGAGGCCACCAAGAAGCGGGGCAACAGGGCAGCGATGTTGCTTGATCGAATCATTCTGTGCGACCAGACAAGCCAACGGCTTGAGCGATACAAGATCGACCACGGGGTGATGCAGGCGGGACACTGGAGGTATCGCCCGTCCGAGAACATCCAAGTCTGTTCGGCCCAAACGCTTGAGAAGCGCGGCTCATTCCCTGGACTCAAACTTCTCATCGTTGATGAGTGCCACGCCATGCGGAAGCAGACAGTGGAGTTCATCAAGAAGCATCAGGATGTGATGGTCATTGGCCTGACCGCTACGCCTTTCACCAAGGGTATCGGCAAGGTCTATGACAACGTGGTCAGCACAGTCACCACCAAAGACTTGGTGGATCAGAAGGTGCTGGCTCCGTTGCGCGTGTTCGTCGCCAAAGAGATCGACATGACGGGCGCGAAGAAGGTGGCGGGCGAGTGGAGCCAGGACGAAGCGCAGACCCGAGGCATGAAGATAACCGGGGATGTGGTGGCCGAGTGGATTCAGAAGACCCACGAGATATTTGGCAAGCCCGTCAAGACCATCGTCTTTGCCGCAGGCGTGGAGCACGCAGCCGATCTCGCCTCGAAGTTCCAACAGGCCGGGTACAACTTCATCAGCATCTCATACCGGGACGACGATCAGTTCAAGCGCGATGTGATCGAAGAGTTCAGCAAGCCGGACACGGACATCAATGGGCTCATTGCCACGGACATTCTCACAAAAGGGTTTGATGTCCCTGATGTATTGATCGGTATCTCTGCCCGGCCATTCTCGAAGTCGCTGTCCTCACACATTCAGCAGATGGGGAGAATCATGCGCGGGTATCCGGGCAAGGAGTTCGCCGTGTGGCTCGACCACTCAGGCAACTATCTGCGCTTCCGAGAGGACTGGGATTCGATCTTCGATGGTGGCGTGACTGACTTGGATGACTCGAAAGAGAAGGCCAGGAAGGAGAAGACGCAGAAGGAGAAGGAGGCGGCGAAGTGCCCGAAGTGCGGGGCTCTGTGGCCGGGTAACTCTGACACTTGTTTGCATTGCGGCCATGTCCGTCAGCGTCGCAGTCAGGTGGCGGCTGTGCCTGGGCAGATGGAAGAACTGTTCAGCAGTGGCGGCATCAACCGCGAAGACTTCTGGGCGATGTGCAAATACAAAGTCTTCAACAGCGGCTGGAGCAATGGCCGGGCGGCGCATACCTATCGAGACAAGTTCGGCGTGTGGCCCAGGAACCTAGACGAAAGGAGAACCAAACCCCCGACGGCTGAGTTTGAGAAGTTCGTAAAGCACAGACTGATCGCATTCCTGAAAGGCAAGCAAAGAGCATGAGCGACCTTGTAACCTTTGCCCGTTCGATGGGCATCATGTTGGATTCCGTACCTCCGATTGGGGTGTGGCGTCGGTATCGCACCGAGGATCACCCCAACAAACGCAACGGGGCGGTCAAGTTCATGGGCGACCATGCTTTCCTGCAAAACTGGGCGGTCAATCAGGATGTGGTGGTCTGGAAGTCTGACGCTGGCGTGGACATGGCAAAGATTCGCCGGGCCACAGAGCAAGCGGAGCAGCGGCGCAGGCAGCAGCAGGAAAGTGCAGCCAGGAAAGCGGCGTGGATTCTCAAGGAATGTCAGACCGCAAGACACGCCTACCTCAAGGCCAAGGGCTTCGAGGAGGACTACGGCAATGTGTGGGTCAGCGAGGGTGAGCAGATTCTCGTCATCCCCATGCGCGTCGATGGCCGGATCGTCGGATGCCAAATGATCCGTGAGGACGGGAGCAAGAAGTTCCTGCTGGGTCAGCGCACCACGGGCGCGGAGTACCTTATCGACAACAAAGGGCCACATTTATTGGTGGAAGGGTACGCGACGGCGCTATCGGTACGCGCGGCCTTGGCTTCGATGAAGCGTCGGTACACCCTGCATATCGCGTTCTCTGCCGGGAATCTCGTCAAGTTGGCGAGTCGTTACCCTCGCGGCTTCGTTGTGGCCGACAACGATGAGAGCAAGACCGGGGAGAAGGCGGCGCAGGAAACGGGGTGGCCTTACTTCATGCCCCCGACGCCGGGCCAGGACTTCAACGATTTCCACCGGCAAGTGGGTCTTTTCAAGGCGGCAACGGCCTTGCACAAGGCGATGATTACTGCCGGGATTCCGAGCAGATGATGGGAGAGACTGTGAGCATATCGGGGTGCTCACACTCTGCGGCCTTGAGGTTTGCCATGATCTCAAGGCCAACCTCAAAGGCTTTGCCGGGCGCGCCCTGGCTGGACGCCAAGACACGCACGCTCCCATCCTCATCCTCTAGGATGTAGACGCTGAAGATTTGCTTGTCAGCCATGCCCGATCATAGCCCTGGGGGCACGCTCTAGCAAAACTTCGGCGGCGAGTTTGCACTGGGCAACAGTCACCTCGTCACACATTTTTTCGAGGTGCGAGATCAGTCTCGATACCTCTCGAAGCGCATCATGTGAGCGAACGCTTACACTCCGCAGATACGCCTCCGTTAGTGGATGGTGCTCATTCGGGAGCATGGTCGTCCTCCAAACTAATGGAAATTTCCATTAGTTTTGGCCTTGGGAAAGGCCAATTGTCAGGCTTCGGAGAGTTCGGCTTTGATGTATCCGGCGAGGGTTGCGATGGTGTGGTCATAGGTTTGTCCTGTGAAGTAGAGCCCGGCGAGGTCGCCCGTCAGGACGCCTAGCCGGTCTTGGATGAGGCGCGCGGCGGCATCGAGTGCTTCGCGCGCGAGGTCGTCAATCTCTTGAGCAGTCATCACCAGTTCGCCAGTCGTTTGAAGGCGCGGGTGTATGCCGCTCGATCTTTGAACGGCCCATTGAGCAAACAATGGTGCAGGAATTTTCTGTCCATGAAATAGCCCTGCCCCAATTCGACGCCCGATTTCCCGAGGTCTTTGTATTCCTCGCCTTCGTAGTAAGCCTCAAGAACAAACTTCACCTTGTCCCATGCCTCGGCAACTTCATCATGCCCATCGACCCGTCCGTAACCGTCGTATGACCCGGTGAATTTCCGCCCGTCGGGCAGCAGGGCAACCACTCGGTTGAGTTTCGGGATGCCCACGGGCTCGGCCACGATGGGTAGGTGCGTCTTGGCGCAGGTTTTAGAAAAGAATCCCATTTCAGTGCCTCACTTTCGCGTCAAGTTGTTGGTTCACAAGTCTCGATACCAGGGAATCGGCGTCATGCGGGATCGTCAGTGTGACCCCGTTCATTTCGTAAACAAACGACGGCAGTCTCTCAGCCTCGGCGTCGAGAACCCGGCGCGCGGCTGGGTTGGTGTATCGATGCCCGCCCCCATGCCCGTCGTTTGACACTTTCCGTCAATCCATAGGTCGGCGCGGAAGCAGTCGGTTTCCTCGCTGGCCCAGTCGGAATGCTTGAAGTTCTGTAGTTCAATCTTCATTGGTCGCCTCTTGCGGTATCAGGTATTCGTTGCCGTAACTGATGGAGCAATCCTCCACCCATTCGCGGTCAGTCTCTCCAAGTTCCTCGGGAGTCCATACGATCACGGCGTAGCCTTCGCTTCGCATCTCTCGCAGCATCTCTAACCATTCTCTTTTCATGTCCTGGCCTCCTTTCGGCCCCGTTCGATGAGGTAGCGCGCCTCTGTTTTATCGTCGGCCTCGCGGAGCATGGCGCGCACTCGCTCCAATGCGGCGGCATAGGTTGATGCTGTCCGGGCACGCTCCAGGCGATACCCGGCGCGGATGAAATCGGCGGGACTCATGGCAATTTGTGGGTTGTGATGCATCGCGCGGCATCGGATGTCCACACTTCGCGCTGAAACTGGTGAGGCTGGCGCTCTCGCCAGTAATCCCACCCGTGCGGAATCTTTCGGTAATGGGAAAACTGGGTGCGCTTCTCATCCCACAATGGGATGCGCTCGAAACCTTTTGGGGGTGTTGTGTCCATGTTTATCCTCTCAAAATTGGAATGACTCGGCGCGCTTTTTCGTCGGCCATCCTGGCGCGCGCACCATGCGCCCGGAATCCGATAATCGTGGAGCGGTTCGCCCGTTGGCATAGACCGCAATTCGCGCAGTCCATACCTTCGACGGTTTGCGCGGGGCAAACCACAATCGGGCGACCCTCGGGGGTTGCGGAATGCTTCGGCGTGTCCATCGGGACAACGCAAACGACGGGGAGCCCATGCACTGCCAGTGCATCGGCTTCGCCCGCGTCGTCGGCGGATAGGTTGACCGTGAACCCCCACATAGTCGCGTGGCGCGCCCACTCGATAGCCTTTTGCGTTTTCTTGTGGGTGTAGGTGAACCCCCTTCGCCCGCGATTCGCCCGGACAATTTCACCCAGGGCCACGGGGTCGACAGTCTCGCCCGCGCCCGGTAGGTCACCCGAAACATTCATTCGCCACAATTGACCCGGTGGAAGTGCGGCGATTCTCGCGGCCAGTTGCGACAAATTGAGCCCGGCGCGGTCTAGTCGATTCCAATGAAGCCGGGTGTAAAAATCCTCGGCATAGCATGAGGTTCGATAGTGCGCGCACGATGGCGGGCATGATGCCCGCTCGGTACTGGTGACGGGAATCGGCCCGGTTTTCGCATTTTGCGATACCCTGGTAAATGAATAGTTCATGCGCCCGCTCCCGGCCACATAGCGGCCAATTCGGCGTTGTTCAGAATTTCGAGCGTTTCCCGGTATTCGGGGCCATCATCGCAAAGGGTGTAGGTGTAGCGGGCATCTAAGCCGCGCGTGTTCGGGCTCCACGCGATGGAGTCGTGAAAGATTGACCGAAGGGTTAGATTCGGCTCGGCTTTCCCGTCACCCGTGGGGTGGCCGTGCGAGTCAAACTTAGGCGCGGTCAATCGCGCCCCGGCTCGGTAGGAATCGGGCAGTTCACAATGCACCCGGACAAACGCACCCGACGGGGTGCGGGCATAAAACCAAAATTTGACCGACGGGCCAAACCCGCGCCCCTGGTGCGTGTCCAGGGAGAAAACAACCTCGCGCCCCTCGGCGTTTGCGCGTTCGCGCATTCCCTCCGGGTAGAGTTCCAAGGGCTGGCGATATAAAACCCCGTCGCGCCATTCGAGAGTCGGCACGATCAGCGGCGCGAAGGCGCGCACGATATCGGCCACGGCGGCAGGGTTCGGCGTTTTGTAGGTAATCCACCATGCATCCCGGGTGTCCATGACGCGCAGGGGTTCGCGCGGGAGTTCGGCGGCGAGGGCTTGCGCGGCGGCGGCTTTTTGGAGTTCGGCGGCGTGGCGGGCTTGCAATTGTTCGAGGGTTTCCATGTTGAGGGCTCCGGGTTAGGTTGTGGCCTTGGCGATAGCGGCATCGGCCCTAGCAATTTGATCTTTGAGCATGGCCGTGCGGGTTTCGTATGCGTCGAGCGTTTCGGCATCGCCGCGCGGCCAAACGCAAATGAGCAAGCCCCGAACGGCGGCCAGCAGTTCCGGCGCGGCAGCGATAAGGCGGGCGTTTGCAATTGCTTGTTCGCGGGAAACATCGTTCAGCCCATAGCGGGCCGACGCGACCATGATTTTTTCGCCTGCTACAACATCGGCGGGCGAATACTGGGCTTGCGCCCACGGGCCGGGAGTGTGGGTGTTCATGGGTTACCTTTCGCAGAGAATGAGACAACGTGCGGCTTCGGCGGCTTCGCATTCGGTATCGGTGGCGCAGTCATAGGGCCACACAATGGAAAGGGCCACAACCGCCACAAAGGCGGAAGCGGCCAGGATTGCGACTCGAATCATGGCGCGCCCCTTTTCAGTCGAGCCGGGAATCGGCGAATGCTTCAATCCCTGCGGCGCGGAGGGTTTCCGCATATGCGTGGGCATATGCTTGTTTCCGCTGATGGGACTGATTGAAATCAGTCACCCACAACATCGCGCCCCCGCTGATGGACTTGCGGAACAGTTCGCGCTTGAGTGCCCAACGGCCAAAAGCGGAATTCGCGGGCACTTTGACCCAGGCGAAGCCGCACGGCCCATCATTGACAACCCACAAGTTGCGGCCATCTGAAACGGCCATAGGGGTGCATTCGGTTTCCGCAACGGCGCGCAGTCCTGCGGCGTGGGCTTCAATCGCCAGGGCTTCGAATCCGGCATTGCGGGCAGCGCGGGCAGCGGATTCGGCGCGGATTTTGTCGCGCAGGGTAGGGAATTCGGTTTGCATGGTGTTTCCTTTCACTTGGTGGAGTAGGGGACAAGGGCGAACCCGGCGGAACCCGTGCCGATCCAACCGCCGGCGAGATTGATTCCATGCCAACCCATAGAGTCGGCATAGGTGCGGGCGGCGCATTCAAATGCCCGGAACCCGTCATATCCGTAGGGATAGGCCAGGGTTTGGGGCTTGAAGTCGCCGCAAGTCACGCGCAGCCGCGCGCCCCTTGTGTCGGTGGGCTTGCGGTAGGTGACAACGATGAGGGATGACATAGTGAGCGATCCTTTCGGGTTGGTGCTAACAGTCAGCACGGGTGACAATGTAGCAGTCAGGATGCACCAGTCCATTGAATTGTTTTTATCGGTGCGGGCCGGGCGATAGGCGCGGGCTATTGATGTTCTCCACTTGTTCACCTATGATGGCGGCGGTTTGGTTCAGCCCGAAGGGCAGCGGCTCAGTATGAAACCCCCTAAACTATCCCGAAAGCAATTGAAGGACGCACTAGATACAGTTCCCGTTTCGGTAATCCTTGGAAGAGAGGTAAACCGGGAACTAACACCCAAACAGCGAAAGTTCGCCCTGGAGGTAGCGAAGGGAAACACCAAAGCGGACGCCTACCGCAAAGCATACAAAGCCGACGCCAGCCCGCATTCACTCCGCGCCGACCCTTACCGCATCGCAGCCGATCCTAGGGTGAGTGCAGAGATCCAAGCAATAGAACACGCAATCAGGGCGGCGGAATATGAAACCCCCGCAGGACTGCGTTCCCTGGTGATTCATTCCCTGGTGAAAGTAATTACCGACCCGGAATCTAAGCCCGGCCAAATTACTGCGGCGGCCAAAGTGTTGGGGTCGGTAACCGAGGTGGCCGCATTTACTGAGCGGAAAGAGGTTCGCACCATTCGATCAAGTGATGACGCGCGCGCACAAGTCATGGCCCAGTTGCGCGAGATGCTGAAATCCCAGGCGGATGACGCCGAGGTTATCGAC